TGCCAGCAATCAACGTTTCAGCAAACTCTATTACATCTGGCCCCGGCCAAGACCCAAGCACAGCTAACAACGAAGGCGTTGTTTACACGATCTGGGTTCCTACTACCATCTCTACAAATTCTTTGAAGATTGGTACAACTTCTGGTTCTAGCGATGTGTATATCGGCACTGTGATCTCTGTTGATTCAGACTCATCTGGCGCAGTTGTTGGCTTTACTGCCAACGGTTCTTCCAATGACTTTATCAACTTGAACGGTACAACTACCGGCGGCGTTGCTGGCACATGGATTCAAATTGTCGCAGTTGCTGCTGACAAGTACATGGTGACTGGAAACGTTATTGGTTCCGGCACTGTTGCTACACCCTTTGCAGATTCCTAATCAACCCAAGGGGCTTCGGCCCCTTTTTTAAAGGAGATTGATTATGATGCAAACAGACGTTAAGCAAGGGCATTTAAACCAAAGTGGTTTTTTTGTTCTTGGACGAAATCGCGTTAAAGGCATTTCGTTTTTTGGTTCTGGCACGGATGGCACTGTAGTGTTGTTTGATACCGCTTCTGTACCTGTAACGGCTAGTGTTACTTATGCTCGCTCTGGTACAACTGTGACGGTGACAAAGACTGCTCACGGCTTGTCTACAGGCGCTGTTGTTGGTATTCACTTTGACAGCAATACAAGTCAATCAGCAACTGATGGAAATTACACTATCACTCGCACAGGCGCGGATACATTTACGCTAACAGACATTAACACCGGAACAATTACTTCTACTGCGGCTTCGTATGTAAGTGGCGGTGGTCGGTGGCTGATGACTTACGAAATAGACGGCACTGATACTTTTAGTAATGCACCCGTTATTCCGGGCGAAGGTGTGTTAGCTACTCAAGGTATTTATGCACTGATGACTGCTATTGATTCAACGCAGATTTATTATGGCTAAGAGTCCAGCATGGCAGAGGAAAGAAGGCAAGTCCGAGAAGGGCGGCTTGAACGCCAAGGGGCGGGCCTCCGCGAAAGCGCAAGGTATGAACTTGAAACCTCCCCAGCCGGAAGGCGGCTCACGGCGCGACTCCTTCTGTGCAAGGATGAGTGGCATGAAGAAGAAACTGACAAGCGAGAAGACGGCCAAAGACCCAAACTCACGCATCAACAAAAGCCTGCGGGCGTGGAATTGCTAACATGACTCAGCATGACACAGCTAAAACAATTGCAGACGGCGCAGCAGTCTTAACAACTGTTGGCGTTATGGCTACATGGCTCCCGCCTTTGGCTTCTCTGTTTACGATTATTTACCTTGGTCTTCGTATCTGGGAGTCTGATACCGTTCGTGAAATGACTAAACGTACTAAGGCTAAAGATGCCGTCGACGAGTAAGAAACAACACAATTTCATGGCAGCGGTGGCTAACAACCCAGCGTTTGCTAAGAAAGCAGGCGTCCCACAATCCGTGGGCAAAGAATTTAACCAAGCGGACAAGGGCCGCAAATTTTCTAAAGGTGGCGATATGAAACATTCAGATGTAAAAATGGATAAGGGCATGATGCAGAAGGCCGTGAACAAACACGAAGGTCGTTTGCACAAAGGTTCACCTATGACCAAGTTGGCTAAGGGCGGTATGGCTGCGTCTAAGATGGGCGCTGTAAAAACAGGTAAGACGCCTGACGGTATTGCTACTAAGGGCAAAACCAAAGGCACAATGATTACTATGAAAAATGGCGGGAAGTGCTAAGCCATGAAAAAATACGCTGAAGGTGGTATCTATACCGCTGAAATGGGCAAACCTCCTACTGACCCCGAAGGTGCACCACCGACTAAAAAACCTGCGGCTAAAACTCCACCTCCTAAGAAGACTGCGCCCCCAAAAGACACAGTGTTCCGTGAAGGTATGCCTGTGCCACAAGACAAGGACGGCGCATCTGTAAGTAAACCCAAAAAGCCGGGCTCCGGTGGGCGTACCTGTT